GGAAGTAGTCTCCCGTTAAATTCTCAAGGTCGTAAAACGCCCCGTCCTGTATCTGGAGGTTGTGGTCGTAGCCGTAAAAGACCTCCGTCACCGCCTGCTCCTTGGCAGGCGTATTTTTCTGCACAAATAGCATCTTCTCACCTCACAGCCTGAAATGCGTCGCCCGCTCGCGGGGCATATAGCTGCGGTTGATGTAATTCTGCCACGCGGTAAAATACTGATTGTAGCTGCCCGCAGCGGCGTTGTAACGGTCGGTCTCGCCATTTGCCTCCGCGATCTTCATGTCCAAGTACCACCGATAAATTTCGTCGTAAGGCGCTCCGATCAAAAGCACCGTCCTGTCCAGGTCCTGCTCCGGGCGGTACGGGTGAAATTCTTCCGGCACGTCCATCTCGTGCGCCCGCAGCACCTCTCTGTGCGCGATCCCGTCCAGCTCCGCCAGCCATCTGATCTTGTCCTCCATGTCGTACTGATTCGGCGTCAGCCGGTCTACGATCTCCAAAGCCTGTGTAATGGTCATCCTGTCCCCTCCTTTGGAAAAAGGGGCGCTTGCGCGCCCCCTCTGTCTTATTAGGTCTGTGCGCGCACGCTGCGCTCATACGCTGCTGCGGCGGCGGTCGCTCTGCGCGCCTCCCGCAGCGCCTCGTATACCGGCAGCGGCACGTCTACCTCCACGCCCTTCGGCACTTGGTAGCGCTTGCCGTTCACGCACACAAACTGCATTTTCTCCTCATTCGACTGTGCCGGCGGGAGAAATACCGTTCTGGTCTCTTTCCAGATGTCCACCGTCTTTGCCATCTCAGTTCTCCTCGTCCACGTCCGAATACTCGCCGCAGCTCTCGATGCGGACCATGCGATCCTCATACAGGATAAGGCTCGCGTTCTCGAACTTGTAGCCAAGCGTCGAGAACTGATCCAGCGGACCGCCTGCGGTGGCTTTGTCCTTGATGATCATCTGGAGGTTGCCGCCCTCCGGGTCGATCATGCCGTAGGCGTCCTTGCCGAGCACCATCGTCGCATACACTGCCAGACCGCCAGCGCCGCCCTCGCCCGGCGCGATCACAGCGCCCGCCTCGATGTTGTTGACGTTCTCCTTCACGGTGATGCTGGACGCGGTGTTGCTCGCCACCTCGCACAGCACATCGCCCACAAGGATCAGCCTGCCCTTGAGCGCGTCCGTCGCCACCGTGCCGCCCTCGAACGTGATGTTCTTGCCCGCCGAGGAAATGGCGGTCTTGACCTTGAGCGTCCGGCTGTCCGAGGCAAGGTCTGCACCCGCGAAGATCTTCGCTTCCGTGGTCTCCACGAAGCGCACGCCGTGCAGCTCGCCGATCTCGCCGGTGAAAATTTCCGTGGTCGCCGCGTACTTGTGCGCCTCGATCCACTCCGCACTGCTGCGCAGGTCATACGCGACGGACGGATGGATGATGGCGATGTACTTGCCATTGATGGTCGGCGCTTTGAGCTTCTTGAGCGTGGTCACTGCCTTGTTGATCTCGTCCGGGGTCAGCCGGGCGGTCTTGTCAAGCCCCGCTCTGGTCGCGACCTTCGTGTGTACGCCGTTTACCACCTTGTCGCAGAGCTGCTTGTTCGTACCGGCGACCACGACGTTTCTCACGAGCTTGTCCTGCGTCGTGCCCGCCGACGCGCCCAGCTCCGTGGTCGCGCCCAGGATCACGTCGTCGATCGCGTGCAGCTCCAAAATGTCGGTGACCGCCGTGTATGTGCCGTGCTGCGTCAGCGCCTTGGAAATGCTCGTAGAGCCGAGTTTCTGCGCCGCCGGGATCACGCCCTCCTGCAGCTCGCCCGCGTCCTCCAGCGTGTTCCACTTGCGGAACTCGATGATCCTGCCGCGATTCTTCGGCAGCCCCTGCTTCTTGGCAAACTGGCTGTGCACCAGATTTGCACGCGCGTTTTCCAGCAGCTCCGTGTCGTAGTACTCCTTCATCTGCACGCTCAGATCGTTCCTCCCGCTGAAGGATTCCTGCGCGCCGGTGTAGGCGTTCACATAGCCGTCAGTCGCGTTCACCAGCGTCCCGGCGTCCGCCAAGAGCTGGATGTTGAGTTTCAATGCTCCCATATCATGCTCCTTTCCGGGAGCGTCAGAATGTAATGCGCTCCCCTCGTGCGACCCGCTTTCTGATCTCCTCCCGCTGCTGCGGGGTGAGCTTGCGCGGGTCGATTTTTGTTACCTGTCCTGCCGGAGAGCCGAGCGCCCCCTCCTGGGGTCTCATGCCGTTTGCCTGCACCTGCGCCACGGTGCGCTGCATCCCATACTGCATCGCCGCCTGCTGGAGGTCTCGGTAGTGCGCCGCCTCGTATGCCTGCATCGGGTCAAAGCCCGCCGTGAGCAGTGACATAAACGCGCGGTTTCCAAGCTCCGACGAAAGGTCTGCCTGCGGATACCGCTGCCGGACCTCTGCAAAGCTCTCCTGCAATGCCGCGAACCGCTGCCTCTGCTCCTCCTCGGCGCGCATCTGCGCGCTTTCCTGCTTGAGCCGCGCGTTCTCGCGTTCGGCGTTTTTGATCCGCCGCATCGCGTCCACCGGCAAGCCTGCCTGCGCCGCCTCCTGCTCATACCAGCGGTTGTCCTGCGATAGCTTTTCTCCCAGCGCGTCCAGATCGACCTTGCTCATGTCCGAGGTGTCCATGCCGTATATCTGTCCGATCCATGACACGATCGGCAGCAGCTTCTCCATCTGCTGCTTCTGCGCCTCCGCGCCTCTGAGCCTGCCGCGCACCGCCTTCTGCAAGGCTGCGTTGTACTCCTTCTCGTACCTGCCGCCCTTGCCGGTCAGTGCCTCAAACGTCTCTCCCTGCTGTACCTGTTCGGCGGGTACTTGTGCGCTCTGCCCCTGCGCCTGCGCGTCCGCAGTTGCCGGAGCTGCCGCACCGCCGGATGTGGCGGGCATCTCTACGCCGTCAGCCAAAAGCTGAATGTTGAGCCTTTCCATAAAGCCCTCCCGTAAAAATCCTGTGTTGGTAAGGCGGTCTCGCGTCCGCCGCCTGTGTTTTTTCGGCGGTCTCGCGTCCGCCGCTATTTCGCGGGGTCTCCCCCGTTAAAGCCACTCTTGTAGGGGCGGACGCCTCTGTCCGCCCGTCTGCCTTCCCCTTGAGGGGAAGGTGGCGCGAAGCGCCGGATGAGGAGAAGCGTTGTACATTCCGCGCTGTCGCCACGTTTACTGCTCCCTCTCGAATCGCACATTCTGTGGATACTCATGCGCCACCATCTGCATCCCCAGCAGTGCCGTGTCCCACATCGCCCGCACCACCCGCTCACGCTTCGGCGCGCACGCAATGGTGATGTCTCCGGGCTGCATATCCACCACCGGCTCTGCCCGCAGCAGCCCCTCGCTTTCCGCTTTTAGGAGCATCCCGCCCAGCGCGTAGGAGAGGATCGTCACCGCCGCGCAGACAATATCCTGCCCCGCCGGAGCGTATCCCGCGTGCCCTGTGATCCGCAGGCTGTAGCCTTTACACTGGATGCTTATCATGCTCACCCCTCCGGCTGTGACGCCTGCTGCGCCCTCTGCCGCGCGTTCGCGGTCACGCTGCTCTCCTTCTCCCCGGTCTCAAGGCTCACATCCGCGTTTCCCTGCGGCACAGTCTGCCCCGCCCCGGAGAGGATCGCCTGCGCCAGCCCGTCCGCTTTTTCCGGCGCGTACTGCTGTACGAGCTGCAAGGCAAACTGCTGCCACTGCGCGAGCTGCTGCTGCAGATCCCCGTTTGCCCGGATCTTCTGCATCACCTCGTACTTGTCCTCAAAATCCATCATATCCAGGCACGCCATCGCCTGCGGCGCGAGCTGCGGGTTGAAGAATCCCAGGTTGTAAAACTGCAAAGCCAATTCGTTTTGCGCAAGCTTTGTGTATTCCGTCTGCTTCTGCGCCGAAACGATGATGTCAAATACCGGCTTCCGCCCGCCTGACTTTAGCCCCTCGTTGGAATACGTCACATACTCGTCCGCCCCCAGCGCCCCTGTGATGCGGAATCTGCGCGGCAGGTCATAAAACTGCCGGATGCGCTCGATCACCATCCCGATCATCCGCCGGTACGCGCGGTACGCGCTCTTCGTCGCGTCCTTGCTGCTCCTGCCGGAGGCTTCCTGCAAGGCTGCGATCGCCGACGCAGCAGTCACGCCGCCGCCCGCCGAGCCGTTGTTGACGTCCGTGTTGCCCGTCACCCACTTGAGTTCCTCGATCTTGCTCGCCCGCATCTCAAGATAATTCCCGCTCAGAGGATTCACCACGATCTGCGCCAGCGAATCCTGCCCCAGATTGCCGTCGGTGTGTACAAACGGCTTTGTCCAGTCGGCAAATTCCTTCTCGTTGATCGCGGCGTCGCTTCGCGCGAACCATCGCGGACTTGCCGCCATGATCGTATTCTTCACGATCGCCTGATCCATGCGGTCGATCTGCTCCTGCGCGCTCTTGCCGATGTCGATATACCCGTACCCGCAGATGCTCCCCTTCACCGGGAACAGTGCGTCGAATACGAACGGATACTCGCCGTCGGTGTAAAACCCGACCTCGGCAGGCGCTTGCGCAATGGGCACGTCCAGCACCGTCCCGTCCGCCTGCGGCATCTGCATCACGGGCGGCTGTGTGTCGTTTTCCGACGCATATAAAACCTCGTCGCCGCAGAACCGGCAGTAGTGCAAAAGCGTTTTTCCGCCCACGCGCTTTTTGTAATACCACTCCACCACCAGCGCCTGCTCGCCTCTCTGCTGGTCGTCGTCTGTTTTATACTGCGCCAGCGTCAGCGCGCTCCCCTTGAGCTTGCCCTCCAGTTGCGGATACCGGCTCACAAGGTCGCTCTTGTCATACGCCCGGACAAAAAATACGTTTTGGGAATCCTGAATGTCTTTAATGCCCGGCTGCCAGAAGATGTTGAGCACGTCCACGCCGCAGATCGCCACGTCGCCCAAGCCGCCCTGCTTGCTGCTGTCCCATAAAACGGACCAAATGAGCGTCCCCGACTGCACCTTGTCCCACAGCGTATCGCTGTATACCTGCTCAAAATCGTTGTGCTCCAAAATGCACGGCACGATCTGCGTGAGCATCCGCGCCTCCAGCGCGTCCGTCTGCTCGCGCGGTCGTAGGTTTGCCTCCGGGTATGCCTGGATGCCGTCCGCGTGCTTACCCATCAGGACGTTAAAAAGCCACCCGCTCGCAGGTCGGTCGTCGCGGGGATTGCCCTTTTCGTCAAACTGCCCCCACTGCCGCAGCTTCCACCACTCGTTGTTGGCGATCACGCGGTTTTCAAGCTGCGTTTTGCCGCTTTTGTACTGGATCAGCGTCTGCATCGCCGTGCGCACCTGCTCCGCCCCGATCGGCTGCACCTGCGCCTCCCGCAAAACCTCCTCCACCTGCGTTACCTGTTCGTTCTCTCCCATCCTGTCCTCCATCCGTTTCTCCCAAGGCTTCCCTTGGTGACCAAGGGGAGCTGTCGCCGCAGGCGACTGAGGGGATCAGAACTCCCCCGCTCGCACCCGCTCCCGCGTTTGCTATCCCCCAAACTGATCCAGCGGGTCATTCAGCAGCACCCGCCGCGCCACCGGGCGCATCGCCTTGATCGGTCGGCTCATGCAAAAATACCGTACCTCGTCGCACGCATGATCCTCCATCGTCGTATCCAGATCCTCGACGTGCGTCTTGCTGTACATCATCATCGGCATCGTGCGGATAATGGCGTCGCAGCCCTTGAAAAAATACATCCGCGCGTAGCCGCCCTCGTCAAATTGCAGCCGGTAGTGCACTTGCATCCAGCCCGGTATCCGGGCGTTGTCGCCCTTGGAAAAGTACACCCCGTACCGCGCTGCCGTCTGTGCAATGCTCTCGCCGTGCGATGCGTCCCAGATCGCGGGGTCTGCAACGCCCTGTATCTCCTTGCCCCGCAGCCACGGGTGTTCCCGCTCTGTTTTGCGTATCTCCTCAAACTGCCGGTCCGGCGACCACTTTACGCCCTCGTTCGGCTCGCCTGTCCAGCCGTAAAGCTCCAGAATACGGTACAGCACGCCGTCGTAATCCACCGCCCACCAGGCGCAGGAAAACGGCTTTCCGTAGCCGAAATCGTAGCTTCTGTAAATTCTCCATCCCGCGTCCGGCTCAAACGGCGCGATGACGTGTGTAAATCTCCTGTCCTCGTAGTGCGCCGGGTCGTCCCGAAACTCTTCGAAGAACTGCCCCTCGAATACGTCCCAGCGCCCTTCCAGCCACGCCGCTCGCTGCGCCGGCGGCAGGCTCTTGAGGTTGCTCAAATACTCCGGCTGCGCCTGCATGAGCGCCTTGTTGTCCGTCACGAGTGCCTGGATAAAGCTGTAATCCTCCGGCTTCTCCTCGCCCTCGAAGCGGCGGTCGATGAAAAGGCGCTTGAAATACCCGTGGCTCGGACCGCCGGGGTTGAGCGTGTAGTACGTCCGCTTCGGGAAATTGTTCACGCCGCGCACCGTGACGTTGATGTCCCGCAGCCAGTGCTCCTGGAGCTGCGCCGCCTCGTCGAAAAAGATCACGTCGTACTCCGCGCCCTGATATTGCAGCAGATCGCCGTCGTTGTCGCAGTACCCGAAGTAGATCGCCGATCCGTTTGCAAACGTGAATACCTTGTCGGTGTTGTTGTACCGCGCTACGCCGTTGAGCAGCTGCCGCAGCGGCACGATGTGGTTGTTGTACAGTTCCTTGTAGCTCCGCCGCACAATGAGCACCTTGATTCCCGCCCATGCGCCGCAGAGTAAAAACGCCTTGATGCGCACCGCCCAGCTCTTCCCACCTCCACGCGCGCCGCCGTATGCCACATGGCGGTGCGTGTCCGTCAAAAACTGCCGCTGCTTGTCGCTGGGATTGATCTTGATCGTCCTCATCTCGCCATATCCTGCATCGCGTTCTCAAATTCCACTCGCGCCCCGCCGTCCTTCGGCGCGGCGTCATTCCACCCGAACTTGCAGCCCAGCGCGTACTTCGCGCCGCTGGCTCTGCTCGTGGCGAGCTGCCGGATGTGGAACGCCTCGATCCGCTGCTCCGCTCTCATGCAGATCGGCTCATAGCCCGCCTGCTGCCGCAGCTCCAGCCAGTCTGCATCGCTCATGCCCAGCGCCAGCAGCAGCCCCGGCAGGCTCGGCGGCTCGATCCACTGCGTCGCCATCGCCTGCCGCTTGCCGTGCATCACCGCCTCCAGCCTGTACAGGGGATGTCCGTAGCCGTCCAGCGCCTGCACGGTGATCGTCTCGCCGCCGATCACCTGCTCCTGCGTCACCGGCACGCGCCGGTATACCGGCTCGTCGTAGCTGATCCCGGCAAAATACCGCCGCACCGCAGAGCCAAGCCTTGCAGGGCTGTCCAGCCGCTTCATCCGCGCACCCCCTTTTTCTTCCTGCTAAGAGTATAGCAGAGCCGACGCGAAAATCTCTAGTGCACCTTCGCGTCGGCTGAAACCGTTGGTATGACTGGCTTTGCGCCGTTTCTTCCAAATTCAAGAAAACGCAGATACGCCGACCGGCGGCGCTGAAGCTCTCAGCGTCGCCCCCTTTTTGCCCGCTCACTCCGCGTCGTACAGCATCGTCAGCATGCGGTTTATCTCGCACTTTTCCCAGTTTTTGCAGCAGTACTCCCGTATCTGCCGCTTTTTTTCTGCCATGCGCTCATAACGCAGGACGATCTTTGATCGGTTTTCCAGCCCCTCGCACTGGATCTCCCACTTGTTGTCCGCCTTGTAAAACGGGCATCCCACGTCCGGGTTCTGCCATCCCTGCATCCTGCTCAACCTCCCACAGCTTGACGTAGCGAATGTACTGCGGAGCGACGCGGCTGTTTTCAGCCCGCTCCAAAAGTGAGCACCCCGCCGGCACGCGCAGCTCGGCGTCGGAATGCACCGTGCGCTCATAGTCCGGCACGGGGTGGATGAGATTGCGGCTCGGCTTGTAGCGCTTTTCGTCCTTCCCCGCCCGCACCTGGCGCAGGAGATATGCCACTAGGTCGTTGTGATCCGGCTCATCCCATAGCCGCTTTGCGCGCACCTCTCCGCAGCGCCACTTATCCGCGCACGCCTGCGCGCTGTCCGGGTCTACGATCACATGGTGGTGCAGGCGTGCAGGCTCGCCCGTCTTGCCGTTGCGGTCGGACGTGATCGCGAAATATCGCGCGCACGCGCCCCCCTTCACGCGCGCGCGACGAACTCGCCGCAGCCAAAGCTCCAGCTCTCGCTCCGCCTGATCGCGCAGCGTGTCCTCTGTCAGCTCCTGCCCAAGTGCGCGCACCCGGTCTGCGAGCTTTCCGATCGCCTCGTCCGTGTAGGTCAGCTCCAGCAGCACGCCGTCTGTGCGGTAAAAGCTTGCGTTGACCATCCGGCATACCGCCCGCATACCCTGTCCGGCTTTCCGCTCCTGCCGCGCGATCTCCCGTCTCGTTTTTTCCCGGTTTTGTGCAATGGCATCCGGCACGCGGAATTTGATCTTCTCCACCGTCTGTCCGACGGTGTAGCATCTCACCTTCCACGTCCCTTCCTGCCGCACCGGCAGCCACCGTCTTTCCATCGCCCTGTCCCCTTTTTATATAAAATGGTCGTAAACCTTCGCGCCTAGCAAGTTCCGCTACGCGCCCGCGCGCGTATTTAATATAGTATATCGCCTGACGGCTTCATCCAAAGCAGTCCAAAGCTGCCCTCGATGAAACTGTCAGCCTGCGCAAGCCTCCCCTTGGTGACGCCTATCGCAAGCCTCCCCTTGGTGACCAAGGGGAGGTGTCACGGCGCAGCCGTGACGGAAGGGATCAGAACTGCCCGCGTTCCGCTCTGCCGCCACGCTTGCGTCCCGTCCTTTCTCACACGCCCTGAAACGTCTCCCGGACCTCCCCGCCGCGCGTCCGAAACGCCACAACGTGGAATCTCCCCGCCGGGTGCACATACGTCACCCGGCATCTTTGCGGCTTGTTTTTGATATTCGGCTTCTTGTCGTCGTCCTCGATCGTCTCCGGCGCTCTGCTCACGATGTCTCCGACCTTTAGCATACACGTTCCTCCTCCGTTTTCTCTAGTGCACCACTGTCTGGGATTTTCTCCCTACCGACCCGCTTGCCTCGCAGCCCGTTCGGCAGCTCCTCCAGCGGCAGCTCCCGCCTGCGCTTAAATTCTCCCGCGTCAAAGCCGCAGCGCCGGCACTCCGCCCCGTTGGGCGATACATACGCGCACCCGCCCTGTAGGCAGTTCCCCCGCGCCCGCGTCTCCAGCTTTCCCCTCATGGCTTCCTCCTTTTTTCGTCAGCTCACCCAGCTCGTGCACCATCCGTTTCCCGATGTACTCGCAGTACGCACGTTCGATCTGCGCGCCCGCGCTGTCTCCGGCGTCCGGCAGAAAGATCACGCAATCCGCCACATCGATCATCGCAAAGCAGATGCGCATATAGTCCGCCGCCGTCATCCCCTCCGGCAGCTCCGCCGGATTCAGGGCAATGTGTCCGAGTGCTTCCACCTGCCGCGCTGCGCAGGCAAACTTCCTCCGATACTCCGGGTCACCCGTGATCTTCCCGGCAATGTAAATCTTCACGGCAATTCCTCCACATAGCACCAGCTCTGCGGCGGGCGCGTGATCGTCACAGGTTCTGCTCCGAATTTTGTCTGTCGCAAGCCGGTAAATTCGCGCAGTTCTCGCAGCGTATCGTAAATCTTGAGGTCGGAGATGTGCCAGCCGTAACCCTCGCAGCCTTTCATGTATTCTCCAATTTCTTCTTCCTTCAAGCAAGTATCGCTCAACATCGGTACGCGGAACGAAAACGCTCCGATTTCATCGAAAAATATCCCCTGTTCTGGATATATATCTCTTTCGATTTTGTACATTTTGTCACACACAAATTCACCAATGACCTTGCCGCGCGCCTCGACCAGCCTGCGCGGGTCACCGTCTTTTGTGCAGTAGATGTGGCACTTAAACGGCGTTTCCAGTTTCGGTCTGTTCTTTCTGACTTCAATGGTTTTTTCTCCGCTTACGATCTTCTCACACCACTTCGGGCGGATGCTGATAAGTACTGCTTTGCTCATGCTTCATCTCCCCCCAAATCGCCCAGCAGCTCCACCGTGACCACGACCCGCCCGGCGAATCCCCCGTTCCAGTCCTTTTTCGGCTTGAGCTTTTCCACCCCATCCATGACCGTTTTGATAATGTCCTGCGAGTTGCATATCAGGCAATCCTCCGTGTAAGACAGAACACCGCTCATTTCAATTCCCACGCGTGGCCGCTGCTGATAAAGCCCCGTCATATAGTTCTTTTCATCCATCCTTTTTGCCCTCCATCCTTTCATATCGCTTGCACGGTCCATCGTTCACGCGATCTCTCAGTTCTTCCGCCGAAATCCGCTCGCCCTTTTCCAGCAGGCAGCGCCACGGGTAAACGTAATTCTCGCGGTGCTCAATGTGCCTGCACGATAAGCAGCACGGCGGCATCCTGATCTGCCCGCGCCCCCGGAGCGAATACATCCAGTTCTTCATTCGATACCCTTGCATTTTTCCTCCTTCACGGGCGTAGCACCCGCAGGAATGTTCTGTATTCCATCACATCCCGCAGCGGATCGTAGGATGCCCTGATCTCGATCAAATCGCGGATCTCCTCGGCATAAAACTGATACGCCGCCTGCCTTGATACCATCTGCCACGCCGCTGCGCCCTTAAAATTTGCAAGCTCCTCTCTTGTGAGGTGGAAATCTTTGTTCAGCGTGACTACATCTCTGTGCTCTGTGCTGCGCTTTGTGCAGCTCTCGCTCCACTGCTCCAGTATCTTCTCGTTTTCCTTTTCCGCTTCTCTCCTTCGCCTGTCGCAACCCCCGCGCACCACCCATCCGATTGCACCGCACACCAGCAGTGCGAGCGCAAAAATCACCCAGTGCATCTCAATCATTTTTCTGTCCCTCCATCCATCTTCGCACCGCAGTTGGGGCAGTAGAAAAAGCTGCTCCAGATCTCTGCTTTCAAAATCCGTTCCGCCTGCCACTTGGTCAGATGCGGCGCTCGCTTCTTCGGCGGCAGCTCGCCTTTTGCTGCTGCGATGGCGGTCGGGTTGTGTTTATGTTGCCCCATCGGTTACCCTCCTGTTCTATGCTTCAGTGGCTTGTTCTTCCGTGTCGTAAATATACACACCGCCCAAAATCCCGCCATCGCACTCATAGCTTGCAATCGGGCATTTCGGGTTTTCCTCGTGAGCGTGGTGAAGCATAAATCCAAGCCCACTATAGGGATGTTCTCTATATGCCTCATCATGTAGATTCCCTTCGTCATCGCACAGAACAAGGCTAACTTTACCGCCGCAGAACGGACATGATTTCAATTCAGGCACCCTTCTTGCCCTCCATCGCCCGCTCGACCTCAATGCAGGTATAGTGACGGCTGAAATAATCCCAATTTGCCGCGCAGGCGCTTCCCGCATCGTCCGGCGTTGCGCCCTCATCATCAAAGTAGATGTTGATGTTCGTCCCAAATGGCTCTATGCTGACGATTACTGCGGTTATTCGCACTGCTCGACCGTCCGCATCTGCCCAGCGTTCTCCCACCTTGCACGGCAGTACCACCAGCCGACCGTCCTTGTCTGCCTTCATCAGCTCCACCATCCAAGCGACGGAATATCCGTCCTCATTTAATCCATCTTCAATTTGCCGTGCGTGCGCTGCCGCCGTTGGCGAAATGCGCGCATCTTCGTACAGTTTCAGCCGATCCCACACCTGCTTCTGCGTGCAGTTGTTGTCATACGGACACGGCAGCTCGCGGCACTGTACAATGTCGCAGAAGTTTCCATCAAAGGTTATTCGTTCCATTGGCATCCTCCTTGTCCTCGAACTGCTTCAAGTGTTCGCGCAGCTCTGCGCACACCCAGCCTGCCTGATATAGCAGCGCTATAACGTGTTCTGGAGTGTCTACATCATCCCATAGCCATTCAGCCATCATCATGGAGTAGGAGTCGTCCGATATGCTCAAATCTACGCTCGGGATATTCCACCTGACCATATCGCGCGACAGTTCAAACAGGCTGACGTCTGTTCCGCCCTTCCCATAGCCGCGCACCCAGACTTCCTTGTCCTTGATGTAGAAAAGGTTCAGCGCCATTTCAAAATTGTTTTTCGGGGTATCCGTTGTAAGTCTCATGCTTTTTCTCCTTCCTCCGGCACTTCCGGCAAGCCGCGCCATTCCCAGCGGCTGGAATTGACGCATTGGTGACATGGACAATTTTTCGTCACACAGTTCATGCAGTCTATGACATCCGCATCATAAAATTCGCAGTAGTTGAAATGCTTACAATCCGAACACGCGCGCTTCGCTTTTATCTGCTCAAGCAGCGCGTCCCTCTCGGCTTCTGCCTTCGCGTTCTCGGCGGTCAAGCGCTCGATCGCATCCGCGGCATCAGAAATGATCTGGTACACCTTGCACGATGCCCACCCGCACAGCTTTTGCCATTCTTCAAGATTCTCCGTTGCCCAATACGGGCATTTCTTACATCCTTCGTTCGTGGCTTTCTCATGTCTAGCCCGACACCGCAGCGCCTGCACGATCTCTTTTCCAGTCATAGGGTTTCTTCCTCCATCCCTTCAAGAACCATTTGCCCCGGCAGCACGCCGTCCTCCATCCACCAGTGCATCACGTCATCACCTGTTTGCCAGTCGCTAGTCAAGCCTCGCTTTTTCCGTTCCGCAAGCATCCTGTCAAATGCCCGCACATACGCAGCTTTGATCTTTGGATACCGTGCAAACTCCGTGATTCTGTGTTTGCTAGCCATCGGGCAGCCAATGCACCCCACGCGCTTCCATCCGCAATCATACAGAGGGTTCATGCAGATGTGCTCCGCGGATACATAGTCCCATATATCCGCCTCCTTCCACCCGATGATTGGATTGACAACGCGTTTCCCTTTTAACTGGCAGCTCTCAAATGCCATGCGGCTCTCGTCGTTGTCGTTCATCAGCGTCAGTTTTTTGTTGATATTTTTGTGCTGCACTTCCAGCATTCCGCGTTTTTTTCGCTTTACGGATTCTGCCCAGCGGACGCCGGTTGCGATAAATTGTCCCTTTCCGCCGCCCTCTTTGAGTGCTGTGCAGCAATATCGCATGAGGCGTGTCGGCGGCATGAGTCTCCTCGGAATCAAATTCCACATCGTAACATTTCTGCCGTCCGGCGTTTTGTGCGTGTCGATGGTGCACGGGACGCCTTGTAGCTCCAATCGGCGGAAGGTAGCCCGCACATGGTGTACCGTCTCCGGCGCGTCTGCCGTGGTCAGCGAGTGCAGCGCCTCATACGGGATACCTGCTTTCCCTGCCAGATGCAGGAGCACGTCCGAATCCTTCCCGCCGGAGTAGGTGATGACAAGCGGCTGCTTGTACAGCTTCAGCGACATTTCAGACGCCACTTTCAAAAGCTCTATCGCAGAGTGTTCCAGATCACTCACCGTATCCGTCCCTCCTTTTTTTCTCTTCTCCGCTTGCGCAATCCCGCAGCGCCTGCACGTTCTCTTTTTCCGTCATAACTGCTCCTTTACCAGCTCCGATCGAAATATCACAACCATAGATGGAAATGTTGCGCTGTTTTTACTCCCACCGAATTTCAGTCTCCCGGCAACAAACCTAATTTCTGCCTTCCCATAAACATAGTTATGAAACCACTTCGTGTCCGTTCGCGCCGGTAACAGCATAACGACTGTCGCCCCCTCGTCCGCTGACTTGCTCGCCTTTTCGACCCACTGCCCGATTTCTCGCCCGTATGGCGGATTGCAAAAGCAAGTTCCCGTCCACTTCTGTTTAAGCGCATCGTCTTCCGGCGTAAAATAGCGCTCGCATTTGGCGTTTTCTGGAAGCGCACAAACATCTATCGTAAAATCAAACTCCTCGTTTAGCTTATTGAAAAAGTCCTGCGGCGTACTCCACACCGTCTCTTTTGACGAAAACAGCACTCTGTTCACCGTATCCGCCCCTCCTTCCGCATTTTATCCCGCTCCCGCACCCGCCGCTCCTGTGCGGGCGTGTTGCCGGTGTTGTTGCTGTGCACCGCATTGCGTGCATATTCCGCCATCTTGTGCTCCGCGTATTCCAGATACGCCGCGCAGTCAAGCCGGCACGTCGCGCTGCGCCTCTTGCAACCCTTCTTGCATGGGCATTTCATCGTCCGTTCCCTCCCAATATAGGCACACCGGGATGCTCTCCCGGTGCTCCGCCGCCAGATGGCAGAATGCCCCGACGCCGCGCTGCGCGCAGTTGCGGCAGCCGTCATACCCGTCCGGCACGAGCCATCCGTTTACCTCTTTCATCCCTTGCACTTCCTCGCGCTGCACGCGCTGTAATTTTCAAGCCGTTTCCAGTCCAACCCCCAGTGCTCCAGCGCCGCCTTGATCGCCGCCTGCGGGCTGGGGGCGCGAACGCGCAGGACTGTGTTCCCGCGCGTCACCCACCATTCTGCCTTGCCCTTGTACTCCCCGGCACAAACAGTGTTCTCCTGCCGGCGAAAGCCGCCCGCCTGATACCCGCATATCATTCCGTCCACCATACCGTCGCCTCCCGCACGCCCAGCTTCAGCGCCTCCTCGTGCGTCTGCACGGCAAGGTCGACGTGCCCGCCCAGCACGGCGCTGCCCGTGTCCTCCGCAATGTAGCTGTGCAGCACGCCGTCGCCGTAGTCCACAAAAATCTCCGCCCCCAGCGGGATCACGTTGGGATCGACTGCCGCCGACCGCCCCGCCGTCACGTCTGTGCCCGTCGCGGTCTTGCCCGTCCCGCCGCCGCATACGTGTTCCCGTTTTTCGCAGCAGTAGTATGTAATGGTGCACTCCCGGAGCACGCCATCAAACCCGCGCAGCTCGTCCAGATCGTTCCGCTCCGTCTCCGGGTATTCATTTTCCAGCAGCACGATCTCATACTCCAGCTCCCGTGTTTCCGCTGCCTCCCCTTGGTTACGCCCCTCGCTTGCCTCCCCTTGGTGACCAAGGGGAGGTGGCGCGCAGCGACGGAGGGGATCAGAGCTGCCCCCGTTCTGCTCTGTCGCCACGTTTGCTTCCGCGCGCGCCCGCGCCGCCCGCGCCGTTCCCAGCACCAGCAGCTCAAGCACCGCCAGCGCCAGCACCACCATCAGCACAAACTCGCCGACCACCCGCAGCGTCTCACGTCTCTTTCCCATCGTTCTCTCCTTTACTCCGCGATCGCCAGCAGCACGCGGTGCAGCTCGTCCGTGTTTGCCATCGGCATCACCAAGCCCACCAGCATAAACCCCGCCTTTGCCGCGACCATCTCCGGGCATCCCGCCGGAGCGCGCAGCGTCAGCTCCACGTTTTCATACTCCGCAAGGATCGGCGCGAGCAGCGCACGGTCCACCCAGCGTACCCCGACGCCCGGCACGACCAGCGGCATCAGCTCCCGACCTTCGTAGTTCACGCTCACGCTCTGCCGCACAGCAGCTTTTTCTCCGTCTGCCGTATCCAAAAAGCAGATAGAGGGCGGCGCTTCCCGCTCCCGAATGCGCATGGCGTCCTTCTGCTTGTCGTTCAGCTCCAGCAGGCTCGGCAGATTCTCCGCCCGCAAATGCGGCAGCCCCTCCACCGGGTACAGTGCCCGCCCGTCCGTGATCCATTGCTGCACGCACCCGGAGCGATCCGTGTAGTTCACCAGCTCTGCCCAGCCCTCCTGCTTGCAGAGCTGCGCGATCTTCTTGATCTTCATTCCTCTCCGCGCTCCTTCCGCAGTGCCCCGATGTCGATCGCCACCGCCGTTGAAGCCGCCATGATCTGATCCGCGATCTTGCATCCCTTCTCTCCGATCACCTGGCGCATCGCCTGCGCGATCATCTGCATCGCCGCCACAAGGATCGGCAGATCATCCCACGACGTTGCATTTACCATCGCATTCATGAATGCTCCATAGTGCGCAAGCCCTGCCTGTATCGCTTTGGCGGCTGCTTCGCGATCCTGCGCCTTGCAAATTCTCTCCGCGTAACTCATTCTTTCTCCTCCTGTATACGCTCCGCGATCCACTGATCCAGCAGTCGCGGAAAAACCTGAAATACTGCCGACGTTTCCGTCTTGATCGCAATGCCGAACGGATACACACCTTGGATCAGCCCCGCCCGCATCGTCTCTCCCGAAATCTTCATGCCCAGGTTGCGCAGCCGCTGCGCTGCCGCCTCCGGCGTGATCGTCGCCAGCGCCATCGACGCCGGTCTGTCTCCGTACATACCGTTTGCCCCCTCACCAATTCACACACAATTCAAAGTCCGTGACCTCAAATCCAATTTCCGTACCTGCTCCTGTAGGGGCGGACGCCTCTGTCCGCCCATAGGCTCCCCTTGGTGACCAAGGGGAGCTGGCGCTGGAAGCGCCTGAGGGGATCAGAGCCTCCCCGCTTGCAGCCGCTTCCGCGTTCGCACCCTTGTCCAGATAGTTCCTCCCGAACTCCCGCGCAAAGTCCGCAGTGCTCCATCCCATCCTCTCCATCGCAAGCCGCTGCCCGTATTCGTGCAACGCCTGCGCCGTGTCGCGGCAGCGGTGCGCCGCCCGCTCGCCGAAGATGTGGCAGCTCCCGTGGCAAAGATCCACCACCAGCCCGAGCTTTTCGCTCTTCCGCCGGTTCGCCCCGCCGAAAATGTGGTGACGATCCAACGGCTCATCCGCCCCGTTCTTCCCACACAGCCAGCACGTCCGCATTCATCTCACTCCTTCTTCTCGCCCCGCCATCAAGTCCTTTGTAACCTCAAGCGCATTGTCTAATTTCTTATCCAGTTCTTGAAGCGCTGCCACCATCTCTGCCTTCGCAGCGGCATATCCCATTGCATAGCCGTCCGTGATAAGCGCTGCCGTTTTCGCAAATTCCTTTGTCTGCTCCGGCGTCATCCGTTTCAGCGTTTCGACGAGTTCCCGAATTGTCTTTTCGTGCTCCTCCGAAAGCCTCACGTCTCACCCCTCCTTCTTCTCGCCCGCCAGCTTCGCCCCGGCAGTCATGCCCTGCAAATACAGCAGCGCGCCCTCGCGTACCTCCTTCGGCAGCTTGTCCAGCTCCCGCGTCAGGCTCTCCGCCTGCTTCTTCTGTTCTTCTGACATCCTTTTCACCTCGCTTGTCCTGTTCCCCGCTTTGTGCTATTCTGTAAATATCAATCTTGAAAAGGAGCTTTTCTCATGCCCACATGGATCACCCCTGTTTCGAATCTTCTCGCCGTCCTGCTTTCCGCTTATCTCTCTTACCGTGTTTCAAAGCTCACGCTTCACGCCGAACTGAAAAAACTTGATGCCGTCTGGAAGCACGAACGGCAAGCACAGGATGATGCCGATTTTGCAGAAATGGTCGCCGCTGTTTCCGTTTATCTCTCGCACCCGACCTATGAATTTCTGGAACGCTCTGCGCGTGCCGTCGGCGTGTATCGCGCAAAATCCCCCGCGGACATATCCGCCTCCGTTGACGAGCTTGGCGGCAGCCTGTCCACGCGGGATTCCGCTGCCATTTCCGCCGCTCTCTCCCGCCTACTGGAACATCGCCGCATAAGCCACCGTTGAAGCCGCGCCCGCCAGCAGCATCAAAAGATTCCCGCTCTGGCATTTGACCCGCTCCCAGATGTTCCCCTCGCCGTGCAGGATCGACGTTATGATGACCACCGCTCCGTTCGCCAGCACAGCCATCGCGCCGCCTGCAAGAACGCTCGTTATTTTGATCGTCACCCGCTCCTCACCTCCCGCTCGTTTATCTCTTGGCACTATGCTAGCATCTCTTTAGGATGTTGTCAAGCATTATTTTATCTCTTTCGCATATTTTTTCGTTGACTTTTATCCCTCTCTGTGCTAACTTATTTTCAAGAAAGGTGGTGATTCCCTTGAATACCATTCATGAACGTCTTGCTTTTCTCATTAAAGACCAAGGTTTAACGCAATCTAAATTTGCTGACGAAGTACACCTTACGCAATCACACGTTTCCGGGTTATGCTCTGGTGCAAAAAATTTGAGCGACCGCACCATTTCCGACATCTGCCGTGTCTGGAACGTGTCCGAGGCGTGGCTGCGCGAGGGCGAGGGTGAGATGTACGTCAAGCGCTCCGCCAACGAGGAGCTGGCGATCCTCGTCAACGATCTCATGTCCGATGCCGATGAATCCTTCCGCAAGCGCTTCGTCACCGCGCTGCTGGAGCTTCCCCCGGACCTCTGGTCCGCCTTTGAGAAGTTCGTCAAAGACCTCGCACAAAAAGAAAGCACCGAGGACTGACCCGTCCCCGGTGCTTTTTTATAAATTCCGCCGTGTTATTTTGTTGAATATCCCGAATTGCAATGCCCTCCGCCGCACGATAACATATAGGCAAATAAAGTATGCGGGGGTCTTTCCTATGCACGATGGTCTACACATAAACATATTCGACATCATCGTTGTCAGCTCGCTCTGCTGGTTCTTTTGCTCTCTATTTCTCTTCCGTTTAGCCAAGCTCCGCGAGAAAAACCGTTTGAAATTCTTCCAGTGCCTTTACCTTGTCGGCTATTATATTCTTGTGATTCCATCCGTACCCATGTGCTTTTTTTCTGCTTTGACTACCGGCTGGATGTCCGAGAGTAAGGACAACACGCTTTCTAAGTTGTTCTCCCCAATCCGTCCTTGGAGTCGGTTTGACCCAACGGATGATGAGTACTATGCTTTGGAGCGCCACAAATCCGTAATTGCAGGTCTGAAGCTAGTTTCATGTATGCTCGTTGTTCTTTTGCTTCTCGTCACGTTTTTGGTCGTTCAATTCGTTTCCGACCGCCCTATATCCATATCGACCTCCGCTCCTTCAGTATTTATGACGTCTGACGCGGGGTACGACGAAGAAGATACTGTTTATGTCACAGAAAACGGAAGCCGCTTTCACCGCAAAAACTGTACAACAATCAGCGATAGTCATGTAACCGCTCTGTCCCGCGACGATGCCATCGCAAACGACTACGAACCCTGTAAAAAATGCAATCCCTGATTCGCGCAAAGAAAACCGCCGGAGCGCTGACCCGCTCCGGCGCTTCCTCTACTTCGTCAGATTCTGTATGAACCTCCACACGATCCATACCGTATCTGCCCGCATTGTCTCCACCAGCTCCACGATCTCACGCTTCTTCTGCTCCATTGTTTTCTCCTCTCCGTATGACCCGCACTTATATGTTAGAACATACGTTCTGTATTTGCAATTGTGAATCTCTCCAAATCTCTGCGGCGGATTTTTACCCCTCCAAAAATCCGCCGCGTTTTTTGTGCATCCTGCCACTTTCGCGCTTCCAGATATTGTGTTACCCTAGGATAAGAGAGATTCCTTTCGCTTTGGCTGTGCGCCCATCGCGCACGCAACGCTCACCCAAACCGGCGAGCCGGAGATGTATTCGATCTTAAATCCCTGCACGTTCTGTATCTCCTGCCCGTCCAGCATCACGCGCACCCGCTCGCCCTCTGCTTCCACCGTGATCCTTCTCATCTGCATATCCTCCCCGTCAGCCCGGTCTCCCGCGGCTGTTTTTTGTTCTCGTTTCCTGTACCTATATCGTACCAGCATCTTCCTGCAAATGTCCATACTCCAAATTGCGAATCGCTACCCTGATTTTGAAATACCGTGACCTGAATTGCAAATTTCTTATCCTGTTTTTAAAAACCTGTTTTGGAGGCGTATATCTTGACATCCACGGAGAAATTGCAGCCCTATTTTGAATCGTATTCACAGAAGATCAAGCAGCGGCGAAACGAACTTGGTATGTCCTCGAAAGCGCTCGCCGCAAAGTCCGGCGTCCCGTACTCAAACATTTGCCGCGTCGATACCGGCGCGCAGGCGAACCCGCTGCTCTATAACGCCGCCGCCACGGCTGACGTTCTGGGTCTCTCGCTGGACGAGCTGTGCGGTCTTACCGTCCCCGAAAATAATACCGATGAGCTCAAATCCCGCTGCCGAAAGCTGGAGCTCGAAAACGCCCGTCTTGCAGCCACAAGAGCCGCGCAGCATGAGCAGATCAAGGCTGTGCATTCCCTCTGCTACGTTCTGGTCTTTTTCTGCGTGCTGCTCGCGCTGTCTCTTGTTTCCTATCTGCTCATCGATTCGCAGGTCACCGACGCCGGGATCATTCGCGGCGGTAAGCTCTCCGTCGCTGCATGGCTTTTTATTTCCCTGATCGCCGCCTCCGTCATTTCCATCGGCATCGTGATCCTGCTCATCATCCGTAAAGAACGCCGGGAGGTCTCCGCATAATGCAATGTCTCAAATGTAAAAAAGAAATCCCGCCTGACGCGCTGTTCTGCCCGTGGTGCGGCAGACGGCAGCAGCCGGAGGCGCGTAAGGCGCTCAAGCGCCCCAATGGCACCGGCTCTGTCTATAAGCTCTCCGGCAGGCGCACGCGCCCATGGATCGCCACCCGCAGCAAGGTCGTCATCGGCTACTACGCCAAAAAGACCGAGGCGCTGGAGGCGCTCGCCCGCCTGCAAGGGCGCACTCTGGACGAGCGCTATAACATGACCTTCGCCGATGTCTATGCCGACTGGAAGCTGGAGCATTTCCGCACCATCGGTCCGCAGGGCGTCGAATCCTATACCCGCGCCTATGAGGTGTTCGCGCCCCTGCATAATAAAAAATTCCGCACGCTGCGCACGGCGGATTTTCAGTCTATCATCGACGCGCACCCGGAGCTGTCCTACTCGTCACTCTCCAAGTATAAGCAGCTCTGTACCCAGCTTGCGCGCTTCGCCATCCGTCAGGAGGTCTGCACCACGGACTTTGCCACCTTCATTAAGCTGCCGGAAAACGAGAAGCAGGAGAAAGAGATTTTCAGCGACGACGAGATCAAAAAGCTCATCGACGACGGAAGCGAGCCTGCAAAGATCGTTCTCATGCTGATCTATACGGGTATGCGCATTGGGGAGCTGTTCTCCCTCCCGCTCGCGGATTATCATGAGACATATTGCATCGGCGGCGAAAAGACAAAAGCCGGGCGCAACCGCGTCATTCCCATCCGCGCCCCCGCCCGTCCATACTTTGCCGATCTGTCCGCCAGAGCCTCCGACGACCTCCTGATCTCCGGCTACAAAGGGCAGCACAGCGTTCCCAACTTCCGCAGGCGGGACTACTACCCGCTCCTGGAGCGTTTGGGCATCGAAAAGAAAACGCCTCACGCCACCCGCCACACCTTCGCCTCGCAGGCAGTCTCCCGCGGTGTTCCTCGCGAGGTCCTTCAAAAGGTCCTCGGTCACGCCAGCTATACCACCACCGCCGATGTCTATGTACACGCCGATATAGCCCAGCTCGTGAGCGCCATCGGCTGATTTTTTGTCAGCAATTTGTTAGTAACCCAAACGGTGTCTAACAAACTATTCCCGCATTTTGTTCAGTACATTAAAGTTATCCATATAAAACCCACCGATAACCCCGTCAAAATTGTTCAAAAAAATTCGGCAGTCTATCTTTTAAGCAGGGTGTCTGGAGTTCGAATCTCCAGCGGGTCACCATAAAAACCCTGAAACCGCAACGGTTTCAGGGTTTTTCATTTTCTGGTATTTTTGATTTGTTAGTAACGTGTTAGTAACGTCCGGCGTTCAGCCTTTTGCCACGCACCGATAATACGCCGCGATTTTCTTTTCCGCGCCGCCGCCGTCGCGATCCATCAAAAACGCCCTTGCCATCTTTGCGTAGTAGTCCGGGCGATCCACGCCGTACTCGCGCGCGACCGCGCAATAGTCCGAGTAGATCATGTTCATCGCCGCGTACCACGCCGACGTGCCCAGCGCCTGCGCATCCACGCCGATGCTCCGCGCCGCCGCTGTCGTCTGCTCCTGCGTCCAGTGCTCGCCTGTGCTGCCGTCCTCGTTTTCCATTTCGGACACCCACGCCCGCGCGTCTGCCTCTGTAAAGGTCTCCGCGTGCTCGCCGTGCAGCGCGTCCAGACTGCACAGCAGCCCCGCAATAATGCCCGCCTCCTCGATATGTCCAAGCGTCATCGGCTCGTCGATGAGCTTGTGCAGCCGCTCATGGAGCTTGCGTTTGTATTCGCATTTTTCCATCACATTTCCTCCTGCACCATGCTGTACAGCCTGTCCAAGTCGTTCACGTCAAATCGCAGCTCCCCAATAATGGGGATGTTGACCGGCAGCTTCTTGCCGTCCAGCTTCGGACGTGCGACACTGTACAGCTTTTCCACGTCCACGTTGCCGCTCTCATCCATCACGCCCATCATCTGCACCACAGGATGCTCCCGCAGCGCAAGGAGCTTGTCTCTGCCGCCCTCCATCACGAGTGCCAGCATGATTCCCGCGCCGATGCCCTTGCCGGTCGGCAGGCGTGGTAAAACCTCATTGTCCGCAAAGCGCGTCACCGCGCGCATGATCTGGTCGATCGTCGCCATGCTCTACCTCCGTTTCGTGCGGGGCGGCTTGTGCCGCCCCTTTTGTGTGTCAGTTGCCGCAGCACCCGCCGCACTTGGGAAGCGGGTTGTAGAGCGACTGTGCCGTTGTGCCCGTGCCGGTGGTAACGTCTGCGACCATCTTCGGGTAAAACGTCGCGTTTGCATAGGTGACAATGCTGTTGTCAGCGCAGCAGCGGCGCTCTGCCTCCATCTTGATCTTCTCGTTCAGACGCTCCTCCACGCAGGCGATGTCCTGCCGCGCCAGCACAAAGCTGTCCTCGGTCTTCTGGTTGTGCACCGCCTGTGCCGCCAGCCCATTACGCACGTCCTTGAGCTGCCCGTCGATGTACGCGTACACCTCCAACATCTTCTGATCGTTGTAGGTGTTGGCTTTCAGCAGCGCGATCTCGCTGTCCTTCGCCGCCAGCTTCCCTTCCCGGTCCAGCTCGTACCGTGTCACCGGCGTGTTCTCGCTGCAGCCACCGTTCTGCCAGCCGCCAAACAGATTGCCAAGACCCCCGTTCAGAACACCCAGCCCCGTTCCGATCGCGCCCAGCGTGACGCCCAGGTTGCCCTTGCCATTGCTTGCATACTCCATTGCTCATACCTCCTTCGTGTAGTAAGCCTTCCGGCTTCCACCGTCAGTATGCGCTTTTCCTTTTTTCGATGTGCCTCACTTGTGCATCACCTCCGCTCAAAAAAAAGACCGTGCATTTCTGCACGGTCTTTTCTCTGTTCAGTTCAGCAGTCTCGACGTTCTCTGCATCCTTCTCAAGATGTCCGGCAGCCGCCTTTGCACCGTCGCGCGCCCTAGATACAGTTCCGTCGCCACATCCACCTGCGGCAGCTTATCCACATAATAGAGCTTTGCGATCTGCGTATCCTCTCTGCCAAGATTCGACTCGCGGATCACGGTCTCCATGCCCTGCCGCGTCATGCACTCCAGCTCCGGCGGCAGCGTCATTCTGGCGCGTGGCGACATCCCATCACTTCCTTTTCAGCGTCGCAATATTCCCCTGAAAGCCGACCTCCAGATCCAGCGCCTTTGCGATGTCGCGCACCTTGACGTAATTCGTTCCGCCCTTGAGGATGCGGTTGACCTCGACCTTCTTTCCATCGACGATCATATAGCTCTTTTCGACCACCTCGCCCACCTCCTCTACCTGTCTGCGGAATTTTTCCAGTCCGTCACCCTTGACCCAATACGCCGGGCACTGTTTCCCGGTCACGTCATAGTGCCGGATAATGTGGTCATAGGGGATCTTGTACTGCTTGCAGAGCTGGTACACCAGCTCCGCCGCGTTCTGGAGGGTCTTGTTTGTCGCCATCACGCGCCCGTCCCGCTTCGCGTCGCACAGCTCCACGCCGATAGAATTTGCATTCCGGCAATAGGGATGCTTATACGTCCGCGCCCCGCAGTGATAGGCAACGTAGTCATCCGGCACGCTGCGCGTGATGGAATCATCGTCCACGAAATAGTGCGCCGATGCGACGGGATTGAGCGGCTGCTGAAAGTAGCGCCCGTTTGATTCGTCCGAGTCACCATCGTTAGCAGTATAGTGCATAACGATCCACTCGATCTTCTGTGTGCGCTTGCCGCCGTAGTTGGAGCGGTGCGCAAGCTGCGTTTTGATCTGCACCATAGCGTCACCCCCGCATCAGGAGAAACAGCATCACACAGGCTGCGGCAAAGCACGCGATCCCCAGCCACATCATGCCTGCGTCCCTCCGTCCTTGTCCACGGCGTCCTGCATCTTCTGGCTCTGCGTGCCGAAGTAGAACGCGATGATGACCGCATAGATGGTCATAAAGTCCTGACTGATCTTCCCGACGATTGCCATGTACGCGAACACCGCCGTCAGCACCAGCGTCACCAGCGACTTGACGCTCAGAAGATTCCCCAGCCGCTTCTTGATTTGTTCCATTTAATTTTCCTCCCCATCATTTTTGTCCTTTGCAAACACTCTCTTGAATGCCAGCAGCGCCAGCTCTCCGCCGAAGAACGCCCCGGCAAAGGTCAGCACGTCCGACAGGTCGCACGTCCAGTCCAGCACCGCGCACAGCGTCTTGAGCCCCACCGCCCAGATCAGCACGCCCGTCAGAACGCGGATGCAGTAGATCACGATGGTCTTTGCCATTTCCCCCTTGCGCCAGCGGCGCTTGTTTCTGAGCATCATTTCAGCCCCAGCCGCACCAGTGCATACGCGATGAGCCCGCCCACAAGCGCCGTCAGCGCCGTTTTGAGCACCGTGTCCCACGCCTTTCCGGGCTTGTCCCGCAAAGCCTGCACCGAGCTGTCCAGCTGCTCAAAGCGCGTGTTGAGCTGCTTGAGCTGCTCCGCCATCACCATCACCGAGGATGATAATTCGTACAGCACCTTGTTGTCCTTTTCCAGGTCCTCGATTCTGCGCTTGTTCCCCTCACTGAGCTTTTCCACCCGCGTCATGCGGTGCTCCATGCTGATCTCATCCATCTCTTATCTCCTTTTGTTTTTTAGTCCGGCAGCTCTGCCCGGATTCCCGCCTTTGCCGCCGCGATGTCTTTCAAATAGTTTTTCCGCACACTGCTCACGTCCTTACCCCTCGATCTCTTTCCATCCTGCCGGATATGCCGTAGGTGACCACACATTATTATCTATCGTGCTTTCATATACCTTGTTTTCAAAAGACACCTTATCACCCTTTTTATATGCGTCATTCGAGCCGGTTGGCTGAACGAACTCCGGGACGCTCACCGCAGGATCATCCGGCGCATCCGCAGAATTTCCGTCTACTCCTTTGTCCTCCCATGCAGCGGCATAATCCTTTGGACTGTGCGCCGTATCGCTTTTACACATCCAGAATTTCTTTTCAAAAATCATCCACTCGCCGCTCTTATACATATCGTGCGCCCCCATCGGCTGCACAAATTCTCTTGCAGTCTCCTTGGACTTTCCATGAAGCGGGCGATTGAACGTATACCATGCCGAATTTCCCGGCACAATATCGGGATGAACGGCATTGTCGTATGCCTGAAAGCACTCCCATGTCTGTCTGTTGGCGTTATAAATCTCGCCCACAATATGCTTTCCATATTCCCAATCGGCGTATAAGCCGCTCACCGTAATTCTTGCCTCATCTGTTTCAGCCGGAACACTGCCAGCCGCCATCATCATTTTCACAGCGCACAAAACGGACACTGCTTCGTTATATACCACTTCCTGCGCCTGCGGCTCAACCGGCTGCACCTCCGGCACATTCGTCAGCCGGAAGCCCCCCGCGATCGCCTCCTGCCGCAGATAGTCGGCAGCATTATCCGAGCCGACTTCAAATCCATCGTCCCGATACCTTGTTATGACGCCGCTGACCGCGCCGATGCCCTCCAGCCCGTCTGCCGCATAGCTCACGCTCTGCGCTGTCCTGACCCGCACTGCGTTCTGATATGTGCTGCCGTTCACTGTGATGTACATTTTCTCCCCCCTCCGGCGCAAAAGCGCCGCGAATTTTGTCTATGTTTGTTTAATTTTACCATGCACAAATTGTGTAGCTTTTTCCATTAGTAAGTGTAAAAGCCGTCGTGATCGTTCCAGTTTCAGGGTCAATCCCCATTGCCGCAAGCTGATTCTGATTCGATGGTTGTGAGTAATAATTGAGATTTGAGTCTGAATTGGTTCCCACTGCAAATTTGAATCCGTTTTCAAGGCAAACCGCAGCGAGTGCCATAAACATATAATAATCTCCACCTTGAAATGTGAAATTCTTCTTCCCGACAAGCCTAGCGTCTGTGTAACTGTATGTGTTGTTTCCATTAAATTGAAATTCAACAACTTCGCTTCCACCAGCCAGACTTCTCGCAATATTGCACATCATGCGGGCGTCACCCCGCTTTTATTTAGATGGGATTTACCCCCCCGATGGGAATTTTTGCAAATTTAATCATGGTATCCTCCTATGCAAGCGTATATATGTTATTGCTTCCTTTTGCGACAATGGTTTCCGGGTCGAGCACAAATGCTGGGCGCACGCCTGCCGCACTCGACGAATCCCAGCTTGTCCGCCCACCGTTTTTTGTAACGACCCGGCCACTGCCGTTCCCCTGCGGTCGGCTGCGCATCCACCATTCATGTGCAACGCCGTTCTTGTTAGAAATGCGAAGCGGTGACGCATCATTCGTCATCTGAAAATATTCCAGTTTTGCACCATCATAGTCGATACTTTCCATAGGTTCGCTCTGGAAGAAGCCGGTCTCTATCAAAGATAAGGCAAAAACATAGCGTTCCAGCTTCTGATATGTAGCGTCATTGTCCACAACAACAATTTGCGCAGAGAAGATGGCGCTTTTTGCTTTGTCAGACAGTCTTGCGTAAAACGTCGTGTTCATAGCTGTATCCAACCTTGAATAGGCATAGGGCATAGATTTTTTACTGCCGGATGTATTCGGACCATACACAGAATCCGTATCAGAGCAGTCCTGCATCAGCATCCATGTACCATCGCACCCCGCACCATATAGGTTATTATTTCCTGGTACGCCCTGATTGACGACAATAAAATTCTTCATCGTTCCATCCACAGCAATCTGAATGATACTGCCGACATCCAAAGTGCCAACTTTCACACCCCCAGAAGACCGCCTCTTGATATTACAGATCATGCCGCACCCCCTCAATCATACGTCGTAACGCGAATCGGAATATTCACGGTCGGCGTGTCCACCGTCGCCGGGAATTTCACCGTCAGGCTGTTCGCCGCCGTATTCGCGATGGCGCTTGCCGAAATGCCCAGCCATGCCTTCGAAAGCTCCGCGTCTGCCGCTGCGTCTGTGCCGCTCAGTGCCACGTCCACGAACGGCGCGGCGTTGTAGCTGGCTTTCAGCCCCGTCACCGAGACTGTCTGCGTTTTCCATGTCCCCGAGGTCACCCATCCCGCAGCCGTCAGCGTCGCCGTGTACACCGCCCCGAGCGTGATGTCGCCGGATAATGCTTTGCCGTTTACCTTGCGGGAGGTCGGCACTGCCCCGACCTCACTCGCCGTGTAGGTCGGCTTTTCTTCCGCCTTCGCCCAGTCCGGCACGGTCGGGTCGGTCTCCGTGTAGCTCTGCAACGCCGTATCCGCCTTGCCGAGCGACGTCTGCACGTCCTTCGCAAGGTCGGCTTTGGCGACCGTGGACTTAAATGCCATGCTGCCGAGGTCGGCAAAATACCGATAGATCTTGCCAAACATTGTGGACAGCTTTTCACCCGCCTTGAGATTGCTGCGTGTTTCTGCAATGCTGATACCCGATGTCACATTGCTGCCGTCCCCGCTCTTGGCGAGCTTTGTGTCCGCTGTATCCTGCGCTCTCGTTGCCGCAATCTGCGCGCTGCTTGCAGCCGACTGCGCGCTGCTTGCGGCTGACTGTGCGCTGTCTGCGGCTGACTGTGCGCTGCTTGCGGCTGACTGTGCGCTGCTCGCCGCCGACGCCGCAGCAGTTGCTTCATCCATCGCCGCGCCCGCCTGTTCGTCCGCATACGCAAAAATGTCCTGCGCCTTGCCCTGCGGGTCGTAGGTGGACGTGTGCATATCGCCCGAGCCTGTCCCGTCCTGCCCGTCATTGATCTTGAATACGTGATCCCCGTTCTCGTCCGTGATGGTCACGGTCGTCACCTTGCCGGTCTTGCTGATCTGCACCGTCGGGCTGTAGCCCGGTGCGCCCGTGCTGCCCTGCGGCCCGCGAATGTTTTTCGTCCCCGGGTTCTGCAGCCCGCCGTCGTTCGTCCACGAAAGCTCACCGTCGTCGTTCACGCTCGGCGTGAACCTGAAGCCCCGCGGCCCGCGGATGTTCTTCGTCGCCGGATTCTGCAGCCCGCCGTCGTTCGTCCACGAAAGCTCACCGTCGTCGCTGACCTCCGGCGTGAACCTGAAGCCCCGCGGCCCGCGAATGTTTTTCGTCGCCGGATTCTCAAGACCGCCGTTGTTCGTCCACGAAACATTGCCGCTGTCATCCACGCTCGGTGTGAACGTAAAGCCCCGCTCGCCCTGCGGTCCTACCGCGCTTCCAATGTCAGCCACCGTCCCGTCCGTCAGCGTCAGCAGCAGATGCCCGTTCTCGTCGATCTCCGCCGCTTTCACCCCGCGCGAAACGTAGCCATTCAGCCGCAGCACCGCCTCCGGCGGAAATTCATATACCATCGTTCTTCACTCCCCTCATTGCACTAGGCACTTGTTCCCCTTCGCCAGCGTCGTTCTCCGTGCGCCGTCCGTGTCTGTGTATTCATACTCCACGTCGTAGGTGTAGTCCCCCTCCGGGAACAGCGCCGTTGTCGCCTTGTCAAATACCAGTACCACCGCATCGCCGCTGATCGTTGGCACAAATTCCTTTACAAGTGTGTGCGTTTCGTCATAAAACCGTACCGTCACCGTATCGCCGGCTTTCAGATGCACCCGCTCGCCATCCTGATCCTTGAGGTCTGCCTCAAGTCCCACACGGAAAACATCCCCCTCATACCAGCACAGCGTCCCAAACGCAAACCGTGGCGACGGCTTTGCCGCCGGAATATCCATACTCATCACCTCCTCCCTATTGTATCAGCCTCCGGCGGCAAATCTCTAGTGCACCTTTGTCACGAATCTTCCTTGTCCCATTTCATCATGTCGTTCCACTTTTCCATGTAGCCCGCCGCGCGGTAGAACACGTTCGCCTGCCTTGCGATCTCGTTCTTTTCCTGCCGGGTCTCGGCGGCTTTGTACAGGGGCTTGAAGTATCTCGTGATCTGCGAGGAGATGTCCCGCTTCTGCACGCCGTGGCTCAGATAGTATTGCACTGTCTCCTTCGCGTCCGTGTTCTGCTCCATCGCGTCCGTCAGTTTGCCGTACTTGGAGTAGTCAGGTCCGCCCTTCCATTCCTCCAGCATCCAGTAGGTGTCGTCCTCGGATTCATTCAGATTCTTGCTCAGAATGCGCGTTGCCATCTTCTCGTCGATGCTGCCCGACTGGAATGCCTCCTTCACCTCCGCGATTACGCCCTTCTGTATCTCCTTCCGCGCGTCGCTGTCCGAAAGCCCCTCCTGCTCCTTGAGCGCCTTGAGCTGCGACTTGTAGATCGGCTCGTACCCGTCCAGCTTCAGATCTCGTATCTTGCGATACATCTGCGCATAGTTGGCTTTGCTCGCCCGGTCTCGTTTCGCCCGCGCCTCCTTCGCCGCCTGCTCCTCTTCCGAAATGGCGGTCGCCTCCGCGTTGTTGATCGCGCTCTGGACCTTCTCGTCCGCCAGTTCCTCATCTAGGTCCATGTAGGCGTCCAACTGCGCGCGCTCGGTGTCGCTCGCGATCACGTTGTAGTAATACAGCGCCTTTGCCTCGTCCGAAATGTCATAGTCCCGCAGCGCTTCGAGCTTTGCCGCCTTCTTGCTTACGCCCTCCGGCACGTCCACGTCCTTCATCGCCTGAATGAGTTTCCACGCCTCGCGCTGCTTCACGTCCGCCGCGCTCATCGCGAGGTACGCGTTCGTCTCCTTCGTGCTGAGTTTTGAGAATCCGCCCTGTACCCAATCGCGCGCCTCCTTCGTGGCGTTGCGTCCGAATACGCCTGCCTGCACGTCGCGCAGCACGGTCATCACGCCCTCGTCGGTAAACACCGGGTACTGCATCTGAAGCTCGCCCTTGTTGTTTCGGTAGAACTTGCCGCCCTTTGCCACGGCGTAAATGCCCTGCGCCACCTTGCGTATCTGCCCGCCTCCGAACGGCAGCCCCAGATACAGCAGCGGGTCTCGGACTTCCTCCCATAGCTTCGCGTTCTTCGTCTCGCTGTCTAGCTCCTTGTTCGTCGCCACCTTCCAGATCGCAGACACATCCGGCAGCGCCGAGGAAAACGGCACGCGTCCGCCGCCGAGCACCCCGCCTGCCATCGGCAGCTCCTCGGCGGTGCTCGTCAAAAAGTTCGTCACCGTGTTCCCAAAGCCCGCAGGCTTTCCCTCATGGATAAAGCCAGCCTCCGAGCCGAACGCCACGTCGAGGACGTTGTTGAGCTTATAACCCGTCGCGTCGCCCACCAGCTCGTTCGTCATGTCGATCGGGTCAAGCGCCGCCCGTCTGCCCACGACCTTCTCGTAGAGTTCGTTGTATGCCCACGCCGAGAAAAACATCTTGAACAGCGCCCACGCCAGCGCCTGCAAGCTCCGCTTGCGCATCTCGCGCGGCAGGTCCTTGAAGATGTTGGAGAACTGATTGTTCACCTCCAACTGGAATTGTGTAAACAGCTTCACAAACGGGTTTCTGGACTGGAACATCGTCGGCGTCGCGCCCTTGCTTCTGTCCGCCATGATGTTTGCCGCAAAGCGATCCGCCTCGCGCATCGCGTCCTCCTCCAGCATCCCGCGCCGGAGGTTTTGGTTGTACCGCGCCCGGACGATCGTGTCTGCCGTGAATGTGTCGATCCACTCCATGGGCATAGACAGCTTTGCGCTCAAATTTCCCTGCCATGTCCGCACCAGCGGATCGCTGCCCCGGCGGTTCGTCAGGAACGCGCTGCGCTCCCAAAAGCCGTCGTCGTTCTTCATCGCCGCGAGGGTCTGCCCCATCGCCTGCACCATATCGCCCGTGGATACATAGCCCCACGCCTGCGTCAGCGGAATAAAGTTCGTCAGCCACGACCCCGGATTCATCGCCACCATGTTTGCCGCCGCGCGGCTCTCCAGCCAGCTCATCGCGTTGTAGAACCCGCGCCCCAGCACGCTCTCCACGCCCCGGTCGAGCTTGCTCTTCTTGTTCGCCAGCAGGTTTGTGTACTCATCCAGCCACGCCGCAAAGCCTGAAAGCTCAAACTTTGCGTTCTCATAGAGGTCCTTGATGCGCAGTTCCTTGTCCTGCTCGCTGATGCTATCATCCGCCCGGATCGCATCCACCCGCTCGCGCACGCCCTCGTTCGATGTGCGGTATCGGACCTCCGAGGCAAATGCCCGCAGCCGCTGGATGTTGTCCGTCTGGAATACGATGTCCGCCGCGCCCTCGATGTACTTGTCAAAGCCCTCCACCGCGTCATACGCTGTGTTAAAGCCAAGGCGCTCCTGCGCGTTTCCAAACCATGTGATACCGGGCTTAAAGGTGTGTGTCAGTCCGTTGATGGTCGTCGGCAGCGCCGTCACATCCGCTTTGATGCCCAGCGCCTTGCCCATCACCGCCAGCACGCCGTCCGTCTGTCCCGGCTGGAAGTGCGGAAAATACCCCTTGCGGTAGTCGATCGGCTCATAGCCGTTGCGCACGCGCACGTCGTTCATCTGCGTAAACAGCTCGTCGTAGATCCTTCTGAACTCCCCAACGGCACGCTCGACCTTCTCCTTTCGGATTCCGGGGTTCTTCTCCCACAGCTCGCGTACCACGGCTTCCCACTCGGCAAGCGTCTTTCCGTCCCGCTTCGCGTCCATGGGGCGCTTTGTGAGCTGCCGGATGTTGTCCATCGCCTCTCCGTAGAGCTGCACCGCGTGCGCCTCGCTCACCACGTCCCCGGCTTTGACCTTCCGGCTCAGATCCAGCTTTCTCACGCGAGCGCGGTATTCGTTCTTAAAGCGCGTGGACTTCGCCTGCTGCGTGTGTACCGGCTCAAAGATCGTCTCGTTGATCCTCTTCGCGTCCGCCGCCGGGAACACGTCCTCCACGTTCCGCTCCGCCGTCTCGCGGTCATACCGAAATCCCGGCGCAAGCCCCTTCTTGTCCTTCGCCTGTTCGCTGTTTGTAAGCAAAGGACGCACCTGCTCGCGGTAGTCCTCCTTCACGCCCCTGCGCCACCGGGCGATCTGCGCCGTGAGCGCGGCATAGTCTGCCTTTGCCTCGTACACGTTCAGAATGCTCTTCGCGTTCTTCCTGTCCTGAATGTCCTCCGGCGCAAGCTCTCCGCGCAGCAGCCGGTCCAGTATCCGCTCGTCCTCGTCCGTCAGCAGATTCTTGCTCTGCACCCGCTCATAGGCGCGTCTGGCTTCCCTCTGCCGCTTGTAGAGTTCTTCTACCTCCGCCTGCGACTTCGGCGCTTCCTGCGCCAGCTTCGTCCGCTCGCGGCTCTCTGCCCACGCTCTGGCGGTGCGCAGCGAGGCTTTCATGTCCTCCACGGCAGCCTCAAAGTCATGCCTTGCCCACCGCTTATAGTCCCCGCCGTCGCCCTTGTGCGCCTCGTCCAGCGTCTGCTTCGTGATCTGGATCTTATCCGCCACCTCGATCATGCGCATCAGCTGATCCGCCGGGTTCATGATCGCCTCCGGGAACAGCCCCGGCGCTTCGTCGTGGAGCTCTCCGTACAGCGTGTCGATGCCGATGCCCTCGTTGTTGAGTAAGATCTTCCCGCGCACCGCCCGCCGGAACTGCTCAAGGTCTGCAAACTCCGCCCGCACCTCCGGCGTCACCCGGATGCCCGTCTTGAGCAGCTTGTCGCGGATGTGCTTGAAGTCGTGGAAGAACTCGTAGTTTACCTCAATGCCCTCGTCGTAGGCTTTGTCAAACGCTCGGTCGATGTCATTTTGCGCGATCTTGCCGGTTTTCAGGAACTCTTTCATCAGTTCTTGCAGCGCAGGTTTTACGATTCGCTGCTGTTCGTTGTACGGGACGCTCATTGCCCGTCCCGCCTGCCGCACCGCGCTGTTCACCGCCTGATCCACAAACGCCCGCGCCTTCCCCGGCAGCTTGTCGTAGCTGTACACCTTCGGCTTCTCTCCCGTCTCCGAAGCCTCCCCTTGGTGACCAAGGGGAGGTGGCGCGGAGCGACGGAGGGGATCAGAACTACCCCCGTTCTGCTCTTCCGCCACGTTTGCTTCCGCGTTTGCATCCCGCGTCTCCGGCGATAGCTTTGCAGTCAGTCTCCCTGAATCGTCCAGCCTTACGACGTCAGAAAATTTTTCGCCGCGCAGGTTGACACTTCTGCCCTTGTAGGATATACTACCGATATAACCGTTGCGCAGAAGCTCTCGGGACGCTATTGTAAGCCCGAATTGGCGAAGAAGCGCAGCGGTTCTTTTTTTGTCCGCATACAGTACCTCGCTCGCCTGCACGAACGCAGCCGGGTTTTTCTTCGTAAACGCCGTGTTCACCTTCTGCATATCGTCAAGCTGGAATCCGTTTTCCTGCGGTCTCAGATCCAGCACCGTCAGAATTGGCTTTTCATTTTGCGCTTTCAGCGAACCGAAAATCACCAATCTGCTATTGTCGTTTCCGCGAGCATTCGTCCCTTTGCTTTTCAAGATCATCACAGGATCGTCCAGAATTTCCGGGATTCGTTCGATCTCGCGCAGCGTCATTTCCGGGTGCTCCGCCAGAATGGTGCGGATTTTCTCGCCGTTCATGTAGATGTCGCTTTCGATCGCGCCCAGCCCTTGCAGCACATCGCCCGTCGTGCCCAGCGTAAAAGAAGCATCCGACGGCATCCCGTCTCCCGCCCACTCCTTCAATTTTTCTGCATACGCAGCATCGACGCTGTACGCCTCCGGCGGACCTCTGGTCTGTGCCGGTTTTTTTGCGCTCTGGCTCGCGTTGCTGTCTGCGGCGGCTCTGACGCTGCTCTGGAGCTTGTCCGCGCCCAAGCCCATGCGGTTGATACCCGCGTAGGCGTCGCACACGATCTCGTCCAGATACGCGCTCAGATCCTCGCCTGTGTAGCAGCCCTCGTAGGCCTCGCAGTATTTCCGCGCCAGCTTATCCCGCTGCTCCCGCGAAAGCCCCAGCGCGTCGATCAGGCGCTCCCGCAGCCCCGGTTCTGCTTCCAGCCGCAGGTGCATCGCCTCGTGCTCGGCGGTCTTGATAACGCCGTCCTTCGCGTCAATGTTGATCCATACGGTCGTTCCCTGTGCAACACCCTGTACGCTCATCTCTCTGCCGCCTGCGGTCCTGATCCTGATCGACCCGCTCACAAGACGCACGTCGTCCGCGCCGGCATCTGTAAGGATTTGCTTTGCCTGCTTGAGGGCGGGATATTCCTGCACCATCGCGTCCGGCACGCGGTAGAACATTTTCTGCTCCGAGCCGTTTTCGATCCCGTCCGCCTTTGGGCTTAACCGTTCCGCTTTCGCAGTGCCGAGGACACTTTGGATTCTAAGGCTTTCCTTGACGCCGAATCCGCCTGCGGATTCTTTCTCTGCTCCTCCTGCTCCTCTGCCCACGCGTCCAGACGGCTCATCGGAATCCATACCTGCATCCCGTTCGCCGCCGTTACCAATACCCGCTGTTCCATTTTCTTCTCCTTTCCGCCTGCCTTCCTTGTAGGCTTCCTGCAATACCTCGTCCGCAATGCCCCTCTGAGAATCCTCCCGCTTGAATTTCCAGCCGAACCGTCCCTTCCCGTAGGCGACACGCACCGCCTCTGCATACGTCGGGATGTCCATCTGCACGCGGTCGTTTGCATCAAAATACCCGGAGATAAAATATTGCGTCATCGCAAAGCCGTATTCGCGCTGCTTTGCGATCCGCTCCAGCTCCGCCGCGTCCTGCTCCTCTGCCGCTCTCCTTGCCGCAAGCTCGGCGGCGCTCTCCTGCGCCTGTGCGGACTGCTCTGTCTCGCGCAGCTCCTTGTCGGATAGGGTCTGTGTCTCGCGTCCCATCTCCTTCTGCTGCCGCTCGTTCTCCAGCCGCGCCCGCGCAACGCTCGCCACGTCCTGCATATCCCGCTCCTTCGCTTCCAGATACGCCTCGTCCTGCGCGATCTGCTCCCGCAGCTCCCGCACCCGCGCATTTATGGCTTCCCCTCGGGGGGAAGCTGTCGCCGTAGGCGACTGATGAGGGGAAGGCTCGTTATTTCTGACCTGCTGTGCGTTTGCTCCTTCCAGCCCCCGCAGCTCCGCCGTCCGCGCATCGTACTCCTTTAGCCGCGCCTTATACTCGCGCAGCGTGTCTCCGACCTTCCCGAACAGCTTGTCGCCCTTCACGCGCCCGCGTACATCCTCCTGCCCCGCCTGCCGCAAGACCGTCCGCACCTCCGGCTCACCGTTCGCACCCACGGTTTCCTGCGCACCTGTAGGGGCGGACGCCTCTGTCCGCCCGGCGTTCTCCGTTCCGACCTGCCGCGCGTTTGCACTCTCCAAAGCCTCCCCTTGGTGACCAAGGTAGCGAAGCGGCGGCGCGGTGTTATCAGACAGCCCGGTGGGCTGTCTGTCCCGCGCCGTGACCGAGCCGTAGCGAGACGGTGGCGCGGAGCGCCGGAAGGGATCAGAACTACCCCCGTTCTGAGCTGCCGCCACGTCTGCCTCCAGCTCCATATTGTCCGGCAGCCCGTCCCCGTCCTCGTCGATCACGTCCATATTGGACGGAATGTCGTCCTCCACGTCCATATTCTCCGGCAAATCTGCCGGGCGCTGCACGCCGATTGTCGGCACGGTATCCCCTGCCTTCCCCTCGGGGGGAAGGTGGCGCGAAGCGCCGGATGAGGGGAAGGCTTCCCCGCTTGCAGCCGTTGCCGCGTTTCCTCCCGTCACCGGCGTATTCGGCGTATCGCTCGCGCCGGTACGGAACGCGTCCTCGATCTCGCTCGTCAGCAGCCGCACCGTCTGTGCGCCTACGCCCGACGTGCCCGCCGCTGCCGCAGCAGTGCCCGTATCGCCCGCGAGCATGATGTTGATATTCCCGATGGCAACGTCCAAGCCCTTCTGGATGTCGTTCACGAACTCCTGCTGTCCGGCGTAGTAGGTGCTTCCCACCTCCGCCTTTAGTTCCTTCACATGCGTCCGCAGGTCACGCAGCGCCTGCTCATATTCCTCCTGCGTCGCATACTGCCTGCCGTTCATGTGGTTCTGGATGGCGTCAAACTCCTGCGTGATCTGGTCATACTTTGCCTTGACCTGCTCGCTCGCCGCCTTCGTGCTCCGCATGGCGCTCAGGTAGCCGTCCACCATCGCGAATGCAAACGACATTCCAAGCTCCGTGGCGATCTCTTCCTTCGTCATCTTCCGCCCGGACGCCACGGCACTCACCCCGGTGTTCGCCGCCGAGAACGTCGCCGATGCCGCCGTCTGCCGCAGATACTCCTTGAACGGCGTCATCATCTGCTTGTCCGTCAGCAGCTTCGCAACGCCCGACGATACCAGCCCCGACGCAATCGACCCCGCCGCGCCGCCTGCCGCGCTGGCAAGCGTGCGCTGCGCGAATTGCCCGCCGGTCATCTCGCCCGTGGCAAGACCGCCCGCGCTCTGGATCGCCTCCCGCGCCGCAAACGAAAGCGCCGTCTGTCCTGCGGAAATTGCCGCCTGTCCCAGCTTTGTTGCGCCCAGCGCCGTCTTTGCAAGCGCACCCGCCGCAGGGTTGAGTGCCCCCTGCGTCAGCAGTGCCGTGCCCGCTCCAATGCCGACCTTGGTCGCCCAGGTAATACCCGGCTCTGCCGCCTGCGCCTGCTTTCCCGCCTGCTCCGAGCTTTGCAGCGTCTTGATGCCCGTCTCATCTCCTGCCGCCGCAGCGCGCAGCTTCGCCATGGATAAAAGCCCCGTGGATTCCACCGCCGCCGACCGAAACGCCGTGCTCTTCGGATGCAGCCGCGCGTAAAGCTGGTCGTAGATTGCGACCTGCCGGGTGTATTCCTCGTTGTCTCCGCGCATATACGCGTCCCACGCCGGGGCGTAGTCCGACGGATTGTACGCGTTGCCGGTCAGGTTCTGCACCTGCGCCGCCTTCAGCAGCGCCTTTGCTGCCTTCTTCTCGTCCTCGCCCCACTGCATCCTGCTCAACATCTCGCCGCGCTTGGCAATGCCCTCCGTGTCCGTGGGCGTCTGTGCCAGCACCTTCTTGAAAAGATCGTCCGCCCAGTGCCCCTGCCACTTCTTCATTGCCGCGTCGCTGCCGTGGTCGCCGTAGTCGATCGCCGGCGCTTCTTCCTTGGGCGTCGTATCCTGCCGGTATCTTCCCAGCGCCCCCATAGTCGGCGTGTCCAGCGAATAAGCCGGCTTTCCCGCCGTCATCCCGCGCATCGCCCTGTACCGCTGCTGCGTGATGCTGTCCACCGCCGCCTTGTACTGCTCAAACGTCACCCCGCCCTGCGCCTTGTACCGCTCCTGCGTCAGACTGTCCGAGCCTGCCTCCCCTTGGTGACCAAGGGGAGGTGGCGCGGAGCGCCGGAGGGGATCAGAACTATCCCCTCTCCGAGTTGTTGCCACGTTCGCCGCCGGCGCGGCAGCCGCCCCGCTCTTTCGATAGCTGCCGCTCTGCTTATACTCCGTCCATTTCCCCGTCCGGCGCTCCTGCTCCTGCTGTTTTTTATACTCGCTCCATGCTCCCATGCTCTTCTCCTTCTCAGTACTTCGGCAGCGTGTACCCGTGGTTGTTCAGAATGCCCGCCACCGTGTTCCACTGCTTGCGCGATAGCTTGCTCTCGTACTTTGACATGATCTGGTCCACCGTCTGCGCATCGCCCTTCGCCGCATTCTGCTTGACCGCATACAGCATATTGTCAAACATCGTCTTGCTCAGACCTGCGCCAAACTCCGTCCACGCCGAATCGCTGCCGCTCCCGGAGCTCTTGCCGCCCCCCGATCCGCCCGCCGCCTTCTGCGCTGCTGCATAATAGCTCTGCTCATCCTGCTGCTTTTGCAGCCAATAGCTCCGCTCCGCCGCCCAGCGGTTGTAATCGTCCTGCGCCGCCGCCTGCGCCGCAGACTGTGCCAGCGACAGCTCGTTAAAGTAATCGCTCATCTGGTCGCGGTACTTGCTGTAGTCCTGCTGCTCGCGGTCGTTGAGCATTCCCCACTGGTCAAGCATCCTTGCGCCCTCGTCGCTGTACTGCTGATACGCCTGCCCGTACAGCTCCGGCACAACGTCATTGAGGCTCTGGAGATACGCGTCATACGTCTGCTGCCCCACGCTCTGCCCGTAGCTCGACCCGTACCCGCCCGTCAGGGCGGCAGCCTGCCCCATCGTGTCCATCATCGCCGTCCTGCCGAGATTCTGATACTGCATCTTGTACTGCTGATACATCGGGTCATCGTACACGTCGTACTTGAATTTCTCGCGGTTTGTGATCTTGTCATACAGCGCGTCCAGCTCCGCGCCCCACTTCGATTCATACGCCCCCGGCTTCGACCCCTGCACGCCCGCGAGATAGCTCTGCGCCGCCCGCACCGCCGACGACGGCGTGTACCCGCTCTCCAATCTGGATAGCCTTTCCGTCGTCTGTGAGCTTGCGCCCGGAATGCCGCTTCTGGTGTCGTACCCGCCGCCGTAGTTGTGGATCGTCTGCTGCTTGTTTACGAGCCTTGACGTGTACCTCCCGTTCTCGCCCACGCCTGTGATCTCATAGGTGCCGCCCCCGGTCACAACACGGTCGCCCGTCGTCAAACCCGCAGGCGCTTGCCCGCCCTTCTCAACTCTGTAAATGCCCACGTTTTAGCCCCCTTTTCTGGTTTCTGCGCTTGGCTCTCCCTTTGGGAGAGCTGTCGCCGTAGGCGACTGAGAGGGTTCACCCTCCGCCCCCCTTGCCTTCCCCTCGGGGGGAAGGTGGCGCGAAGCGCCGGATGAGGGGAAGGGCTGTGCGCTCTGCTCTGTCTGCACGTTCACTTCCGCGTTTTCGCCCTCCCGCAGTTCCCGCTCCACGACCGTCAGCAGCTCCGCCCGCAGTTCCCGCAGGCACTGCTCCGCCGCCAGCGGCGGCAGGGCGGAATCGTTGATCGCCTGCACAATATCGTCCCGCAGCTTAAAATACCGTTTCGTAAAATTCATTCCGTCCTCCTATCCCGTCGGCAGCCCGACGATGTTGTTCACAAAATTAAAGTCCACTGTATCCGCGCTGAAACTGATTTTTCCGCCTGTGTCCAGCTTGATCCAGCAGTCGCTCCCCGCTCCTGCGTTGCTGATAAACAGATCGCCGCCCTTTGCCGTGATCCGCATCGCCGCCTCGGAGTTCAGCACCACCGCATACGCACCCGTGCTTGCCGACCCGATGGAAAGCCCGTCGTCGTCTACCAGCAGCATCAAATCGTTGATCTTTTTCCCGGTCACGTCGATCATGCCCGCATACGCCATCAGCTCGTCTACCTTTTCGTTCAGATCCAGCAGTGCGTCATACACATCCACGTTCCCGAATTTGAGCGCATTCAGGCTCATCACGCCTTTTGCGTCCACCTTGCACTTCGTCCCGATGGAAAGCCCGCTCGTCCCGAAATACAAGCCCCCTTCCGCGCCGTAGCTGCTTTTGCCGTACCAGATGCTTGATCCCGTCACGTTCCACGGTCCGAGCTTCGACCCTTCCGCCGCCGTCAGCGTGCCGGTCAGCACCGCCCCGGACGCCTCCAGTGTCCCGGATGGGAAGTGCAGCTTCTTTCCCGACAGATACGCCACCTTTAAGCCCTGCTGCCAGAAGGCGATTTCTCCCGGCGTCACGGTCACCACCTCGCCCTGCGTCTCGTCGATGACCTCGCCGTTCAGCTCCGTCTTTGTGGATATGTTCCCCACGCCTACGCCGTACACCGGCTGCGCGTTCTCGTCGTGGAATAAAAGCCCCGTCTTGACGTACTGCCGCGACGTCACGCCGTACCGCTCATCCTTGCTGTTGATGCCCGCCGTGTAATCAAAAAGCTGTGTAATGCCCTTGCTGTTGATCTCGATGGTCGCGCTCGTCGCCTCCGCGTACTCGCCGAACGTGGACTTTGCCACATACCCGCCCTGTAACGTCTTGGTGAACTGCTCGGAGTTCTCCATCGAAAAGTCCGCCGTCTTGATGATGAGCTGCTTGAGCGAGGCAAACGCGCTCTGTTTCTTTTCCTTCTCGGTCCTCAGTGCCGCGTCCTCGTTGATGCCCGTGGAAATTTCCTGCAAGATCGCCTCCGCCGACCAGTCCGCGAGATTCAGCTGGTCAATGATGTCCCGCATCGACCGCTGTAATGCCGCGAGCTGCTCCTGCACCGACCCCTCTGTCCGCTTCGGATACGCTAAATTCAGGCTGCCCATCACACATCACTCCCCGCCTCCAGCACGCGCGACAGCGAAAGCAGCCGGAAATCCCCCGTGCCGGATATTTTGAATTGCAGGTGGTCGCACCGCCGCGGGCGGATCGGGAGCAGAAACGATCGAATGCCCCGCCCCTCCATGTGCCCGCAGTGCCGCCACTGCTTGTCAGAATCATATTGCACCCAAAAATCGCACCGTGACCCCCGCGGAAGCTGCATCCGCAGATTCAGCCGCGAGATGTATTTCTTGCCCACCAAGCCGTAGGTCATGATGCCGGTCTCCGCCCACCACGAAACAGGCGCTTCCGGCGTGCCCTCCTGCCCCATCAGGTCCAAAACCGTCACGCTCCCGCTCTGATCCTTCGCCGCGTAGAGCGTATCCCTGCCGCTCGTGAGCGCTGTGAGCGTTTCTGCGCCGCTTTCCGCGTGCCATAGCCCCCGCATCGTGTCGTACACAAAAAGCCGCTGTGCGCCGTCCGGCGCGCTCATGGCGATGTAATACTTGCCCCGTGCGGTCGCCGCCATTGCGTTTTTGTAGAGGATGCCGCCCAGCGCGTCCGAAATGCGGGACGGCGCGCCCCCGTCGTAGCGGTACACGCCCAGCCGCGACTTGTAGTACAAAACGTTATCGACCACGCACAGGCTCTTGCCCGACCCGTCCTGCACGCCCTCGCAGGTGAGCTGCACCACCTGATGTGCGCCCTTGCTGGACGGATACACCCTGTGGATAAAATCCTCCTTGAAAAACATCGGGCTGTCGTTATACGTCGCCGCGCCCGTCCACTTCCCGTCCGTGCCGACGCTCGCCCGGTACGAATCGGTCGAAATGCCCATGTAGCACTCCCAGTTGCGGAAGTCTCCCAGCTTGCAGCAGTAAATTTCGTTCAGCATATCGCCGTCCTGCCCCACGCCGTAATAGCAGCCCCAAAGCCGGTTGCCGCACTCCGTCACATAGTCCAGCTCCGGCAGGCGGCGGTTCGTGATAATTTCCCCGCTCGTCTGCTCTGCTGTGGTATCCAGAATGCCGGTGATGATGATGTAGTCGTCCGCCGCGCCGTATAAAACGTGCGACCCGTTCAGCGCCTTCGCCTGCTCCGTCCCTGTGATGCCGCTCAAAATGATCCCGTCGTACTGCTTCATGCCCACGCCGATGCCGCCGAGCGATAATTTCACATACGTCGTCGCCACCTGCACCCACTGTGCCGAGCTTGCCGACCACTGCTTGAGCGCGTGCGGCTCAGAGCCTGTGTCCACCCAATACATCCCGTTCGTGCGGTCTGTCGGCTCTGTGTCCGTCGCCGAGGCTGTAATGCCCGCCCCATCCGGCGTGCAGAGCGTGATCGTCAGCTTCGCCGCGCTCGTCGGCGTCACGGTGTTCTTGCGCGCCATGTACCCGGCGTCCATTGGTTTGAGCGTGTTGTAGTAAATGCCGTCCGGGAATATGCAGAGGTAAGCGCCCATGCTCACGAGCTGCTTTTCCCCCGCCGTGAGCGTCACGCCCTGCGGCAGCTCCTGCAAAATGCCCCCGCAGTAAAGCCCTGGCAGCGTTGCTCCCTGCCACACATACCACAGCACGCCGTCCCGCGCCGTCCAGCCCAGGAGCGACCCTTCGCCCAGCGCCTTCAGCGTGCTCCGCCGCATACGCGGCGCAAGCATCGGGAAGTAGTCTCCCGTTAAATTCTCAAGGTCGTAAAACGCCCCGTCCTGTATCTGGAGGTTGTGGTCGTAGCCGTAAAAGACCTCCGTCACCGCCTGCT